ACAGACCCCTAAGCAGAGTCTCCGTGCTTTGTTAGAGTCCGCAAACATTGCGGATAATATGGATGAGCAAAAGCTTCGTACCATTGGTCACGATGTTTTGGATGGATATAATACTGATAAGGCTTCTCGCGCACAGTGGGAAGAACAGATGGAAGAGTGGACTAGGTTGGCTTCACAAGTGCGAGAGGATCGCTCCTTCCCATGGCCTAAAGCCTCTAACGTCAAGTATCCTCTGCTAACTACAGCAGCTATGCAGTTCTCTGCTAGAGCCTATCCCAGCCTGATTCCTTCAGACGGTAAGGTTGTTAAGGCTAAAGTGATTGGTAAAGACCCAACGGGACAGAAGAGTTCTCTAGCTGACCGGGTATCAATGTATATGTCGTACCAGATAATGCATGACATTACTGGATGGGAAGAAAGTATGGATAAACTCCTGATCATGCTTCCCGTCGTCGGCACTATGTTCAAGAAGACCTACTGGGATTCCATTAAAAAGAAACCAGCTTCTGATGTTATACTACCTAAACACCTAGTTGTTAACTACTGGGCTAAGTCTCTTAAAGACGCCGAGCGAGTTTCTCAAGTAATTGAGATGAGTCCTCGAACTCTTAAAGAACGCCAAATGGCTAAGATATTTCTAGACGTTGATCTTGGGGATGCCCCCATGCCAATGACTAGTAATCCAAATGCTCCGGCATCTAGTGATGAGACTACTCCATACACTATTATTGAGCAGCATACTTATCTTGATCTGGATGAGGATGATTATCCCGAACCCTACATTGTCACCTTTCATTTAGAGAGTGGTAAGGTACTTCGGATTGCTGCTAGGTTTGATGATAAGACTATGTTCTTCGATGACGAAGATAACATTGTCAAGATTGAGCCGATTGAATACTTCACTAAGTTTGGTTTCATTCCAAACCCAGACGGTAGTTTCTATGATATTGGTTTTGGTGTCCTACTAGGACCAGTTAATGAATCTGTAAATACCCTGATCAATCAGTTGATTGACGCAGGTACGTTGAACAATTTGCAAGGAGGGTTCCTTGGTAAAGGTCTCCGCATCCGAATGGGTGAGACTAGGTTCCAACCCGGAGAGTGGAAAGCAGTCAACAGCACAGGGCAAGACCTGAAGCAGCAGATTGTACCCCTCCCCTCCAAAGAGCCAAGCAATGTCCTGTTCCAACTCATGGGAAGTTTAATTACCTCTGGGAAAGAACTAGCCTCTGTAGCCGAGATTTTTGTCGGAAAAATGCCGGGTCAAAACACCCCAGCTACCACTACGATGGCAACTATTGAGCAGGGAATGAAAGTATTCACTGCTGTATATAAACGTATTTATCGTTCCTTAGATGCTGAGTTTGCTAAGTTGTTTGACATCAATAGTACCTACCTCAATCCCGAAACCTACAAAGAGGTCTTGGATATTACAGTTGGGCCTGCTGATTTCAGCAACGATAAGTATAGTATCTGTCCCGGCGCTGATCCTACAGCGGTGAGTCAGACAGAGAAACTGCTCAAAGCACAAGGGTTGATGGAAATGCTTCCACTAGGTATCCTTGATCCAGTTAAAGTGGGTCTACGACTACTAGAAGCACAAGAGCAACCCAACTACCAAGAACTCCTTAACAAGACTGTTGCTGAGACTGGTGCTATGCCAGAACCTCAACCTGATCCTAAGCTGCTGGAGAGTCAAGCCAAGATTCAAGCAATGCAACAAGGGTCTGCTATTAAACAACAAGAAGCTGCGTTCAAGAGTGAACTCAGCCAACGCGATGCCCAGTTCCAACAAGCTATGAAAGCACAGGCTGCGGATCAGGATATGCGTCACAAAGAGATGCTCAATGCTGTACAATTGGCTATTAGTACACACACTGAGAATATGCGTACTGCTCAAGATAAGCAGAAGTTTATCCAAAAAGTAATGCATGATGAGGTAGCTCATAAGCAAAACGTGGCTCACGCAGAGCAAATGGGCGCTGTTAAAAGACAACAAGCCGCTAAACAACCTTCCAAAGGGAAACCAACTAGATGACATTAAGTGATTTTAAAGACTGGCAATCACATCCCATCACAAAGGCTTTCTTCATCGCGGTCTCTAATAAGATCGAGGGATTGAAGCAAGAGCTTTCGTACCAAGCAGGTGAAACACCCCGCTTTGACAGTATGAAAGTTGGGGCTATTCAAGCTCTACGTGATCTAAACGATGCTGATTTTCTTGAGGAGACTCAGGCATGATTACACCTATTCTACATCGTATCCTAGTCAAACAAAACAGACTTGAGGATACAAATAAAGACTACCAACGTGCTGCTAAGGCTGGCATCATTATCCCAGAACATGAGGATAAGATTAGAGCCCAAGCAGGTGTTGACACAGGAACTATTGTTGCTGTTGGTCCTACTGCCTACAAAGACTTCGGGGTTGATCCTCCGATTAAAGTAGGAGATGTTGTTGCCTTTGCCCGATTCAGTGGTAAGGTAGTCGTCGATCCACAAGACAACCAAGAGTATGTTTTGTTGAACGATGAGGATATTTGTACAATCATTACGAAAGATTAAAATGACAGATGAGATTCTAAAGACGCCCCCAGAGGGTGAAGGTAGTGGTGATGCACCTCAACATACCGAAGCGGAACTGGAGGCCATGGATAGTGGTTGGGTTCCTAAAGAAGAGTATAAGGGTGTAGAACATAAATGGGTGGATGCTGGAGAGTTTCTCCGGCGTGGTGAACTCTTTAAGAAGATCGAGGATCAATCGAAACAACTTAAAGACGTTCGCTCTGCCCTAAATGAAATGAAGAAGCTTCATGGACAAGTCCGTGAAGTAGAGTACAAACGGGCACTAGACGCCTTGCGTGAACAAAAACGCACTGCCCTACAGGACGGTGACGCTGATGCAGTAATTGCAGCAGAAGAACGTATCGACCTAGTTAAGGAGCAGGTTAAGCAGCTACAATCTGAACCACAAGAGGTACAGGAGTCTACGGAACATCCTGAGTTTACCCAATGGACAGAGCGTAATAGCTGGTACAAGAGTTCAGGTCCAATGAAAGCCTTCGCGGACGCGCTTGGGCAAGACCTATCTCGTGCAGGAAACAGTCCTTCTGAAGTTCTCAAGAAAGTAGAAGCAGAAGTTCGTAAAGAGTTTCCTAATAAATTCCGTAATCCTAATCAGGATAAGCCCGGTGCAGTGGAAACTGGACGGGCGGCGGGGGTCTCCAAAGGCTCCTTCACACTCACAGACCAACAGCGAAAGATTATGAATAATCTAGTTCGCCAAGGTGTGATGACAGAGAAAAAATACATAGAGGACTTGAAGTCCGTACTTTAAGAAAAGGTTGAATATGACAAAAGAAGCAATTGCTAAGGCCCCAGCAGGTCGCGTTACTCGTACCCCCGTCGGTACACGTAACATTTTAACGGTTAAGGGTAAAGACCCAGCATATGAATACCGTATCGTGAACGATGTAGAAGATCGAATCACGCAGTTCCGCGAAGCCGGTTATGAAATCGTGCAAGAGGATTCTGTGGATGTGGGGGATAAACGAGCAGCCGTCGGTACATCCGTTGGTTCTGCCAAGCAACTCTCCGTCGGTCAAGGAACCAAAGCCTATGTGATGAAAATCAAAAAGGAATGGTATGAAGAGGACCAACGAGCTAAGCAAGGACAGATCGCTGCTACTGAAGCCGCCATTAAAGAACCAACTCTTAATGGAAGTGACTACGGCTCTTTGAAAGTCAGCCGAGACTAGTCAACCTGCCATTAGGGGTACTTACTAATTGACTAATTGGAGTATTACTAATGTCAACTGTCTCTCGTATTAACGGGTTCCGTCCTGTTAAAACCGCTGTCGGACCATATACTGGTCAGGCAAATCTCTATTTTGTACCCGCCTCTGATTCCACTGTGATCATGCCGGGTGATGCTGTTAAGCTGTTGGGCGATGCTCGTGCAGCTACTGGTGTCCCCACTGTGACCCGTGTTTCTGCTGGTACAGATATTCCTGTGGGTATCGTTGTTGGTATCGCGTTTACTGGTGTGGGTGATCTTACGAACATTCCCCCAGTCAACGACCTCAACACCCCTGTGTATCGTCGTGCCTCTACAGATCGTTATCTGCTTGTTGCAGATGATCCTAATCTGGTTTATGAAGTACAAATCGCTGGCGCAGGCCCCGCTTCTGCCACCGCAACCGCAATGGTTGGTTTGAATGGTGTGTTCACTGTTACTGCTGGTTCTACCACTTCTGGTAGCTCTGGTATGCAGTTGGACTCCGCTTCTCAAGCAACCACAGCAACTCTCCCACTGAAGATCGTAGGCATTCCTAATCGCCCTGATAACATTCCGGGTGATGCTTTCCTTAGCTTCTATGTAAAACTGAACAGTTCCACCATGGGATCGCTCGGTACTACTGGCGTCTAATTTTAATAAAGGAAATAATATATGTCTATTATCAATAGTGGCTCATTTGCCAAGGCCCTGTGGCCCGGTGTCAATGCTTGGTACGGTAAGGCTTACGATGAGTATACCACTGAGTATACTGATCTGTTCGACAAATTTACCTCAAGCAAAGCGTTTGAAGAGGATGTCGGTATCTCTTCTTTTGGTCTGGCAGTAGCCAAGACCGAGGGTTCTCCTATCTCCTACGACAGTGAGCGTCAAGCGTTCATTACTCGTTATCAACACGTTGTCTACGCGCTTGGTTTTATTATCACGCGTGAGATGATGGAAGATGACCAGTATGATGTTGTTGGTCAGAAGAAAGCCCAAGGTCTTGCGTTCTCGATGCGTCAGACTAAGGAAGTTATTGCTGCTAACGTGTACAACCGTGCATTCAACTCTAGCTACACCTTTGGTGATGGCCTGTCGTTGATTAACGCTTCTCACGTTAACATCAAGGGTGGTACTTGGTCTAACCAAATTGCTACCGCCTCTGACTTGTCAGAAGCAGCCCTTGAGCAAGCATGTATCGATATTGCTGGCTTCACTAATGATGCTGGTTTGCTGATTGCGGTTCGTCCTGAATCCCTCATCATCCCACGTCAATTGATCTTTGAAGCAAAGCGTATCTTGGCTACTGATGGTCGTGTCGGCACCGATAACAACGATCTGAATGCCCTCAAGACTATGGGTGCTGTTCCTAAAGTGGTTACTAATCACTTCTTGACAGATACCGATGCTTGGTTCATCCGTACTAATACCCCTCACGGGATGAAGTATTTTGAGCGTCGTGGTGATCAGTTCGATATGGATAATGATTGGGATACTGAGAACGCTAAGTTCAAGGCTACTGCTCGTTATTCCTTCGGTGCTACAGATGTCCGTGGTATCTACGGTTCCGCTGGCGCTTAATTGACTTTGTGGGGAGTTACTGGGTTCATCCAGTCTCCCCCTTACATAAGGAAAACAAATGGCAATTAATTTCGTACAAGGTTTGGTCGCTGTTGGCGACCCAAGCCCAACCGGACCGTCGGCAACAAGTAATGCTAAAGAGGCTTGTGTAAAGGTTATAAAACTAACCTCTGCAAACTACACAGTCACTACGTCTACAAAGACACTGGTAGCAGTGGTTCCAGCAGACGCAACTATTCTAAGTTTCCGGTTGTGGGTAAAAACACAACTTGCGGGTGGCGCTGTTTCAGCAGCTACTTTGAAACTGGGCTCTGTTTCGGATGGTGCTGAGTTTATGGTGGCTAACGCTGCTGCTTTTGGTGCTGCTGGTGTGGCTACACTGCTTACCCCAGTCGTGGGTATTATGCAAAACTATTCACTCCCATTGGGTGCTGATATTCAGATATGGGCAACGGGACTGGCAACAACCGGTACCCCCACATCTGGTGAACAGTATCTAATCATTGA